GTGGCTGCCAGTGGCACTGCCAGCAGCAGTACCACAACTGGTGCCTTGGTTGTTGGTGGTACTGGTGGGCTAGGTGTAGGTGGCAGTGCCTACGTTGGTGGAACAGTATTTGCTGCCAACTCCGCAATTGGATTCTTCTCAAGTGTTAATAATACCCCAATTGGAACACTAACTCCCAGCACCGCGGCATTTACTACTGCAACCACTTCTGGTACTTTTACTGCAAGTGGCAACATAGTGGCTGCCAGCAGCACTGCCAGTACAAACACAACCTCTGGTGCCTTGGTTGTCGGTGGCGGATTGGGCGTTAGTGGTGCAGTTAATACCGGATCCACAATTACCGCAGGTGGCAACATAGTGGCTGCCAGTGGTACTGCTAGCACAAACACAACTTCTGGTGCATTGGTGGTCGGTGGTACTGGTGGACTAGGAGTAGGCGGACAAATTTATGCTGGCGGTATACAAAATACTCCAATTGGTGCCACAACTGCTTCAACCGGTGCATTTACTACCTTGACAAGTTCGGGTACTTCTATACATTATGGTAACATAGTGGCTGCCAGTGGCACTACCAGCACTAGCAATGTAACCGGTGCCATGGTGGTCACTGGTGGTCTGGGTGTTAGCGGAAACATCAACGTTGGTGGACCAACTGCATATCACAACATCACAGGTAATTTGTTGCTGGGTTACGGATCGGTGCCTAGTTCAGATGTGACCACACTGGAAGTCAATCAGAATAGTGCAACACCAGTATATTCAACTTCGGTAGTACACGTGAGTGCTGCAACCGGATCTCTTGGCAAGGTCACGCTAGATTCGTTTGGATCTCAATCGTATTTTCTTGCTCGACGTGCTGACGGCACAGCTGCTGCACCAAGTGCAGTACAAGCCGGTGAATCTTTAGGAGGATTTGCTGCACGCGGATACGGTGCAACCGGATACTATATTGGTACTTTTGGTACTGGCATGTTGGCCAGCGCCGCACAAAACTTTACAGACACTGCGCAAGGTACACAACTAGGATTTTACACTGTTCCCAATAACAGCAATAACGCAGTTCTTGCAATGACCATTTCCAATCTTGGAAATGTGATAATAACATCAACTGCGGGAAGTTCGGGAATTGGCCAAGGTGCATTGATTGTTAATGGTGCCGTAAGCGTACAACAAAGCATATATGCTACTTCAATGTATCAAGGTGTAAATCAAGTCTTGTCAACTTCAAGTGGCACCGGTAACCTAACAATTAGCGGTAATTCAGTCTCATTGACCACATACGGTCCTGGTGCAACAACAGCGGGTAGTAGCACTTCTATACCAGTTATCAGTATTGACGCATACGGACGTGTTTCTGGACTAACATCTAGTTCAATTAGCACATCGTTTACTGTGAGTGGTACTAGCGGTACTACCAGCGTTGGTGCTGGTAGTACGTTAAATCTAGCCGGCACTTATGGTGTTACTGTTGCAGTTGGAACCGAATATGCCAACATTGCAACCCCACAAGACTTACGCACAACTGCTGCACCAATATTCAGTGGTGTAACAAGTTCTGGTAATATTGTAGCAAATTCAGCAACCACAAGCACAAGCACTTCAACTGGGGCCATAGTGGTGTCCGGCGCAGGCGGTGTTGGTATTGGTGGCAATTTGTATGTGGGCGGAACTGGAATATTTGGATCAAGCATTAACTATACCCCAGCTAACGCACCAATTCAAGTGGGCTACAGCATAAACAACTACTCACAGTTTACCATACAAAACGCCAACTCAGGAAACAACGCCAGTACAGATATTGCCGCAGTGGCCAACAATGGTAGCGACAACGATACTTACGTTGACATGGGTATTGTGAGTTCAGGTTATAGCCAAGCCGCATACAACCTATACAACCCCAACGACGGTTACATAATTGTTGCTGGTAACACCACAACTGGTGGCGGTAACTTGATATTGAACACATATCAAGCCAACGATATCATATTTGCCACAGGCGGCACAACTACCAAATTTGAAGTTGCTAGAATAACACACGGCAACGTATTAGTTGTCAAGAGCACAAACAATGCAAGTCCTGCGGCCAATATTGGTGCATTTAACGTTTGGGGCGGTGCAAGCATAACCGGCAACACATACCATGGTGGTGCTACTGTATTCAATGGTAGTCAAACTGCTGGCAACGACATGATTCTTAAGGGTGCTAACGATAACACATTATTGTGGGCACGTCCAAACTCAACTTATGACAGTGTAATTATTGGTAACTCGGCAACTGCAACTACTGCGGTAACTGGAGCCAAATTGATTGTTAACACCACAGACAGTATTTTGTTACCGGTTGGTACAGCAAGTCAGCGTCCAACAGCAGTCACCGGTATGTTGCGTTTCAATACCACAAGTTCTGCACTTGAATGGTACAATGGTACAGCATGGGCTAGTGCAAGTACCAGTTTTACTGTAATTCAAGATCAACAGTTTGTTGGAACTGGAAGCCAAACAATATTTACATTGAACAGCAGTCAGACCACTGCAAGTTGTATTGTCAGCGTTAACGGTATTGTTCAAATACCAACAACATCATACACAGTTTCGGGAACAACTCTAACATTTAATGAAGCACCGTTGACCACAGACGTAATTGATGTACGTATGTTGACCACAACACAAACAGTTACTCAACTGTACGACACCAGTGGATACAACACCGTTAACGCAATTACTGGAACTGGTATTACATTTACAACTGGTACTAGCAGTTTAACTACTCAATACACTATTACCACAACAGGTGCAATTGCAAGCAGTTTATCAAATGTAACCATTGCAAGCGCAAGTACACCAACCACAGTTGACAGTTTCTACGCCAACACTTACAGCAGTGCCGAGTATTTGTTAACCAGCACACTGGGATACACAAAAGAAGTTACCAAAGCATTGGTGGTATCAAACGGATCAGTTGCAAATATTGCAGTATACGGTACACTAAACACTTCTGGCAATACTCTAACAACTTGGAATGCGGTAATGAGCGGAAATGTGGTACAATTGCAAGGTACTACAACAAATGCAAGTACAATAATTAGAATGACTAAAATTTATAACGCAGTCTAATTGGTAATTAGGGTAGATGGGCTACCCTAATTACATAATCCTTATCGGGGAACATGGAACCGAGGAAAAAGAGAAAAAATGGCAAATAACAATTTCGTAGTCCAAAACGGACTCACAGTAGGAACAACAACAATATTCGCTGGTAATGGCGATATAGTGGCCACAGGTAATATCACATCAACTGGCTCTGCGCCAGCATCATTTACCAGTATTAATAACACACCAATTGGCAACGTAACCCCCAGCACCGCGGCATTTACCACAGTCACAATGTCATCGGCTGGATCAATCGTACCCAGCGCCAATTTGGCAGTGAATTTGGGATCTCCGACGGCATATTTTGGAACTATCTATGCCGGACAACACACAGCAAATACAGTAACTGCAACTTCGTTGGGTGGGACTCTAACCACTGCAGGCCAACCAAATGTGACAACACTAGCCGGTTTAACCAGTATTGGTACCAGCGGTGTTACTACAACTGCTGCCGGCAACTTTACAATTACAGGTTGTTTAACAGTTAATGGCACTACTACTACAATTAATAATACCACGATTGAGACAACAGAGTACGTTACCACTATCAACGCCACCAACGTGTATGCTGGCACAATTGGTAACAGTGGTGCGGTACTATACGGTACACTAAACAGTTCTAGTGCAAGTCAACCAAATATTACAACGTTAGGTGGTGTTACAAGTATTGGTGCAAGCGGTAGTACAACATTAACGGGTACACTACAAACTGCAAGTCAACCAAATATTACAACGTTAGGTGGTGTTACAAGTATTGGTGCAAGCGGTAGTACAACATTAACAGGTATACTACAAACAGCTGCACAAACAAATATAACATCAGTTGGAACATTAACTGGATTGACAGTATCAGGAGCGATAGTACCAAATAGTAACGTAACCGTTAATCTTGGATCGACCTCGGCTTGGTGGAACACCATATACGGTACTGCAATACATGCGCAATACGCTGACTTGGCAGAAAATTATCAAGGCGACCGTCAGTACAATCCAGGAACTGTGCTGATGTTTGGTGGTGCAAATGAAGTCACAGTAGCCGATGCTGATACAACACGAGTGGCTGGGGTAGTGTCTACAAACCCTGCACACTTGATGAATGGAGCCCTATCCGGACCCAACGTGGTTGCTCTGGCACTAACTGGGCGTGTTCCTTGTATGGTAATCGGACCAGTTGCCAAAGGAGACATGATGGTATCTGCCGGATTCGGGTATGCCAAAGTAAACAATGCTCCACAATGTGGGCAAGTGATTGGTAAAGCATTGGAAGATTTCCCAATCCTGGCCAAAGGTGTTATTGAAGTGGTTGTGGGCAGATTCTAATAAAATGGTCCGACGATCTGGAAAGGGCTTGGGCCCTTTCGCCTTTTTGCGATAAATATAACAATAAAACGGATGTAACTGATGGCACTGACTCGCCCCAATTTAGAAAACATATTAACAAATGTAGCAATTTTTACGGATTCCATGACCGTTTTGCACGGGGGCGCAACTCAAGCCAACGTTGATGTTGGATTCGTGATGAATCGTGCAAACGGATTAGTTAACAATGCAGCCTTTTACTGGAGCGAAAGTCTACAAAGTTTTGTGGTTGCATTGACTGCAAATGCCGGAGTAACTGCCAGCAATATCAGCCCTACAAGTTATGCCAATCTAACTGCTTCGCAACTTTCTGCAGCCTCGGTGACTGCAACCACAATTGTGGGAACCAGTTTTCAATATCCAAACGGGCAAACTGTGGGATCAGGCAGCGCACTAAATTTAAATATCTACCTAAATAAAACTACTGCAACCAACGTGGGCAATACCTTGATTGACACAGTGTCCACAAGCGGTAACAGTGCAGTGCGTTGGACTTTGAGTGCAGTTGATAATGTGTACTCAAATTTTAAAATGAGCACAATAGATGCAACTGCAATAGGATCTACAGCGTACTACACCGAATATGCAGTGTTGCAAAACAACACCAATGCAACAGTTGCTACATTTACCAGCAACGTTTACAATGGATTTATGAGTTTGTGGGCAGTGGGTGGTAGTGCAAACGTATACGTATCAGTGGAACGAGAATCGATTGGGTATGGTATGACCACTGGATTCTTAAACAGTGTGGGACCAGTGGGCGCAACTGGTGCTACCGGACCTGCAGGAACTGTAGCAAATACCACAAGTTGGATAGTGACCACAAACTTGACTGCCGCAACCAGCACTGTAACCGGAGCGTTGCAGGTTGCAGGCGGCGCTGGTATTGGTGGAAATGTTTGGGTTGGTGGCACCATAAACGGTAATGCTGCAGTCGGCGCCGCCTATTCAAATGCAGTGGGTTATATTGGACTACCTCAAAATGCGCAGTCCAGTAACTACACACTGGCATTGACTGATCAAGGCGAACAAATTTATCTAAGTTCCACTGCCAACGTAACCATACCAGCCAATACTTCAGTACCGTTCCCGGTTGGAGCAACAATCAACATAATCACCAGCGGAACTGCAACTGCCAACATATTAACATCTGACAACTTGTATCTAGCCGGTATTGGTACCACTGGCACCAGAACCCTATCAACTTATGCAATGGCCACATTGGTCAAGGTTGGTACTACTTCTTGGTACATTGGCGGAACCGGAGTCAGTTAATGGTTGCCAGTGTATCGCGACCCACTGGCATTGTAAAGAACGGATTGATATTAAATCTAGATGCCAGCAACAGTTCAAGTTATTCCGGAACTGGCACAACCTGGACTGATTTGACTGGTCGTGCCAACGGTACTATTGTAGGCGCAGTGACCTGGGTCGGCAACGGAAATCAAAGTTACTTTAAATGGACTACTGTAGGATCAGGAAATTACGTCAGTAGTTCAGTTACGCAAAAGTATCTACACTTTACTATAGTATTTTATCCAGACTTTACATTAAACAATAGTGCCAATTTGGTGGGTTTGTTGGGCGTCAGCAATGATTCAACTAGCGCAGATACTAGTTTAAGATTTGGTGGTGCAAATGGTACAGGGCCATGGACCGTAAACAATCCCGACAATACCGATGGATATGCAAGCACGGCAATTTCATATTATGTAAACAATCAAGTCTATACCGGATCGGGTAACATATTGTCAGGATGGAACATACTGTCGGCATATCGAAGCAATCAAACCAAATTCGCCTGGGGCGATTCGGGATCGGGATTTGCTTATTATTTGGGCACAGAAGGATACAGTACAGTTAGAGATTTTCAAGGAAGAATTGCCTTGGTATTGGGATACAATCGACAACTTACCGCCGCAGAAAGTTTACAAAACTATACCGCGCTTAGAACCAGGTTTGGTGTATAAATATTAAATAACAGGAACAACTATGCAACAACTTAAACGACTTTACCGCAACAACTACGCTGGTGAAAATATTATTAGCCAACTCACTTTGTCGGGCGGAGAATGGAATCCCACAACAGAATATGTACCAAACAGTGTAACCAATACACACACAACCAGTCAAGCAGTTGCAGTTGGTAACGGCGAAAGCAGATTGGGATTCAATCTAGCACTTATTCAACATCATCACGCTGGTATGTATGGGGCTGACTCATTGCAAAGTTATGCCTGCAATGCAGCCTATAGAGACTTTACTCCAGATTTTTTAATTGCCACTGGTGATGACATTGTGGAAGAAATTGCCAATTCAGGCTATTGCGAAAACAATATTGTGTACACTTCTGCGGATAAATTATTAAAATATCCCAACAAGTTTTATTTGATTCCGCAAAACATACAAAATGACGCTGGATCAATTGCGACCTATATGGCCTGCTTTGATGGACACAAAAAAGTATTTTTACTTGGCTACGATCATTATGACATGACAGGGCCGTACAACAACGTTTATAAAAACACCAACGGGTATTTAACAGATACTGATACTGACAATGGTGAATATTTTGTTAAATGTCTAAGACAAGTAATAGAAACTTATTCTGATGTTGACTTTGTTCGGGTAACACCCACCAACAGCTATTGGCTACACTCACGCCTAGAACCATTACTTAATCTAAGACAAATCAGTTATAATGATTTTGCGATTGAAGCAGATTTGGGTGTTATATCTGTTGCTTAATTGAGTATACTTTCTAGAGTCTTAATTTTCTTTTTAACTATTTCAAAATTAAAACTGCGCCACAATCCAGGATGCAAGGGTTTTGGCGTATCTCGCAATTCGACCCAACAATAGCCGCGATGCTCGTCGTTCAATACCGGAACAAACTCTTCATCAACTGTGACCAAAAAAGTATAGTAAACAAATTTTTCGTTGTCGGCAGTGAATGTTTCTAGTGGTATAAATTTTTTAGCGGCAAAGTCTTGCCCTATTTCTTCGGCAATTTCTCTAACCAAAGCCTGTATCACTGTTTCGCCCGCATCAATTTTTCCACCAGCAATGCCCCACACACCCTGTTGACGTGATTTATCGCGAAGTAAAAAAAGATATCGATTGGTTTTTTTGGAGTAAATTAGCGCACCTACCCCTTCGGTGTGCCGATCAGTCATTATAGAACCAGACTCCATTCTCCAGCAGCGTATAAACCCTCATAGGCTTTGACCCAGCTGGTGCCATTCCATTGATATTGCACAGTTGTGTTGAGATTGGTAACATATTCAGGAGCGGGATTTTGGTTACTGTCAAAACTCACAGTCCAGTAACTGCCATTCCATTCAATGATATCGTTTGCTGCCGCGATCAAATTGGAACCCACTGCACCGGCCCAGGCCACCGCACTTGGAGTATTAGCATCACCAATGGGATTTAATATCAGATATCTTGTGCCCACTGATGGTGTAAATATATTGACGTTGACAAGATTGACATTTTGTGGATCAATTATGGCAGTAACTGCTGGCAATGTATTGACTGGCAATGTACTTGATATAGGAGTAAACAGCAAACTGGTAGAATCGGTGGGATCGTACGCAACAGTACCCACAATTTCGTGCGCACCATCACTTAATTCAAAATTCAATCTAACTTGACTGATACCGTTTTGCAATTCGCCGTACAAGTTTACCAGTCCGCTCCACTTGACTGGAGTACCAGTGACCTGACCATTTGTGTCATTGACTCCGGCAGCATACAGTTTTAACGAATTGCCCATGTACACAACTTCATATCCAAGCGGAGTGAATCTCTGTTGGCTTACAAGCCCCTCCAGTGTGGTCACAAAGTCTGAATTTAAATCTCCGGTCTCGCTGTATATGCTGGCAATAATGCTGGCAACAACTCCCATCTTTTTAACTTTACTGGGCAAGTTGAGCCAAATTGGCATTTCAAAATCCAATGTGGCAATATCTATTGCTGCATCATCTGTGGTGGCTGGTACACTGCGACTGCTATATGCTACTCCGGTTAAAAATACTGCGCTTAAACTGCTCCAATCAATGAAGTTATCTGAGTTCTGTATTTCTATTGCCGGATTGAACAACGGCAACAACTGTTCAATCAATTGATGCTTTTGATCAGTATTGCTGGTCCAGATATCCACTTTCATTTGCAATTTATACGGCGCTGGCATCAAACGTTCTACAGTATAAATTCCATCTTGTGTACCAGTATAGGTTTGTGTGGCAGTGTTGTACACCTGTTCACGCACTGAAATTTTACCTTCAAAATAGGGATTTAATACTCGATCTCGATCGTACTCTAATCCAGTTATATAAGTGGCCATTGCAGGTACAGCATTTAAAGAGTTTTCACTGTTGTTACGCAGTATCATTGCGGCCTGTCGACTCTGATCACCGTAGTAAATAGGAACAGTTTGTAGTGTGACATTGCCACCCGAATCTTGACCAAATTCGACTTGAAAGTTGGATAACAGTCTTATAAACTGTATTACAAATCTACGGATCTGTGCGTCATATGAAAATTGTACTGGCATATTGATTATTTGTTGTCACTGTTGTCGGCCCGCGGAGTTAGAGCAATGCTGAGATTTTGTCTTTCGTTCCAAACTGTGCCTTGACTGTCAGTGTATGTGTTAGTGTTATTTACATAACTATTGCGTACAGTTTGATTATTTGCAGCACCCGGGGTAATATTGGTACGTACTGCATCTTCAATTTTGCGCCAAAATCTTCCATCAAATCTAAATAGCCTATTGGGCAAATAGTCCAGTCTAAGAAAGTAGTCGCCTTCGTTGGGATTGGTTGGGAACGCAATACCAGCACTGGTGGTCAGCTGATTTGGAGCACGACCATCCCCGGTTAAATAGCCTTGTATTTTATAATCAGGACTGGTAACTCCACTATCGGCAGTGGGATCAAGTTGATCGGCAGTGATTGAGTTGTTGTCGCTGGTTATGGGGTTGCCTACCGGGTTGCCTGCGGGGTCGGTAGCAACTGTGTACACGGTGCTGGTATTGTACCCACTAAGTGGTACATCAAACTCACTTTGTGCAACAATGGTTTCGTTGAGATTCAAGTAAGTTTGATAGGTACTCAAAATGTTGCCCACTGGAGTTGTTGTGTTGGGGCCGGCCACAACATTATTAAGAATATCTTTGTATTCTTGACTGTCCACCATGGGATTGAGTTTGACTCGCCACAAGTGCGGCCACCAAGTTGGTGAAAATCCTTCACCACCAAAACTGGCGTCACTGACCACATAATATCTTTTTAACGCTGCCGGCAAATCGGTGTTTAATGCGTCATAATCTTTCAAGTGTTCTAGTTCCAACACATCCCCTGCGATCAGTTTACGTCCGATTAGATCTACCATGTCACGCAAATGAAAGGTCATGAAGATCGTGCCGGTTTGTAAAAACAAACCAAATTGGCTTAGATCAAAATCTTGATCGGCACGTTGATAGTGACCGCGCATTTTATACACAGTGGTTTCGTATTTTCTATCTCGATTCTCGGTCCATAATAAATCTTGTATGTTTGAGACACTTTGATTTGTGTAAGCCGGCTGAGTAGCATCCGCACTAAATCCTATCTGCGTTCCGCTCGGTATCGCAACAGTGGTCGGTAAATTCAAAGTTATGCTGTTTGATGAAACGGTGCTGACTGTGGCGTTGGTGGGAATTCCGGTGCCGTAAACAAAATTGCCCACTTGCACATTGCCCACGGTGGCAAAATTCAATTGAATATCAGGCCCGGTCTGAGCGGACGAGGTGTTTAAATACATGCCTTGTGGATTTGTGCCTAGATATTTGTTCAGCAGTACTCCAGTACCACCAATAGTGAACATTTCGGAAATGCGACGGTCAAAGAACTTGTAATCATTCGAGTGCTTGCCATCTTGCCATAAACTTAAACGGGCCATTTTGAGTCCTTATTAGCATATTTATCGCATTTGACTGGGAATGGGAAAGGTGTTATAATAAGTAATATTATGAGTCACAGCCCAGAATTACACCAAAGATTGACTGATGCAAATCCGGTAGTTCAACGACTGGGCAATACACAGTTACATTTGATGTACCAAAATTGTGTGGGTCTGTGGGCCCGATTGGACAGTGAATTTGTGGAATGTAGACGTAAACGAAAGTTTACAGCAAAATACGAAGAACTTGCCAAAAAATTGGAAGAAGCACTTGTTGTATTAGAGCAACAGTTGATCTTAGGCAGTTTGCTGAAAATATAGTATAATAGAATTTTAAGGAGTTGTTATGGCCACGGTTGCAGGCATTAAAATCAAAACCAAACAAACCAAAGTCCGTAATCCCGCTTTTCACGACGAAAAATACACCGGGGGCGAACCTGATTGGAGCGAGGACGACGTCAATTTGAGCGATGCTGATTTTGACCATAAACTTCGTCAAAGTTTCTATTACTACAATTACTACTACAGTCAAAAAGATGCACGCAAGAACGTGATCGAGTGGTTGAAACTGAGACCCAAAGAATACACCAAAGAACAAGTTAGAGCATTTGAGCGTACTTCGGATAAAAGTATTCCAATGACTGCCTGCAGTTTGATCATGGCCAACGTTCGTGCCAATATGCCGCTCAAATCGCGACACCTTGAGTTTTTAAGCGAATGTATCCTAGATGCCATATCCAAAGCCGATCCCGAACCTGTTGAAGTCGCCACAGTAGAAGATAAACCAGTGTACAAGGCACCAACCATACAAGATCGACTGAACGAAAAGACCAGCGAAATCATTGGCGAACTAGAAGGGCACTACGATGATGCGGTTCGAAATGTCAAAACTAATTTTAAGCCATATGATTTTTTAGTTGCCAACAATGTGGTACAAAGTCAAATTGCCAAGTACGAAGAACTTTATGCCAATCGTGCCAGCGAACTAGAACTTGCACGTGGACGAACCGAAGAACAACTGGTAGAAGGATATAAACACTACAAGGCCGCAGACTTTAAAAGAATAATTGGTTGGATTGATGATTTACTAGCGGCACTGGAACAGTACAAATCTGTGAAAAAGGCCAGTAAAAAAGCCCGAGTTAAAAAAGCGCCCAGTAAAGAAAAACTCATTGCCAAACTCAAATACGCCAAGACCGATCCCGTTCTTAAAATTGTGTCAATCAATCCCGCAGAAATTGTTGGGGCCAGCGAAGTTTGGGTGTTTAACATTAAAACTCGAAAACTGGGCCGATACGTTGCTGGCAGTTATCAAACCCTAAGCGTCAAAGGTACCAGCATTGTCAACTTTGACGAACAAAAGTCGGTCAGCAAAACACTAAGAAAACCCGAAGTCGCTCTCAAAGAGTTTGCCAAGGCCGGCAAAGTGCAGTTGCGTAAGTTCTTGGATGATATCAAGGCCACAGAAACCAAAATGAACGGACGCATAAATCCTGATGTGGTGCTACTAAAGGCAGTATAAATACTCTATAACGGAGTATTTTTATGACCAATGGTCTACACCCAAATGACAACCCAGTAGTACAAGAAACTGGATTTGATGCCAACAACAACGTAATTTCTTCCAGCCTGTTCAGTGCAAACACAGGTTCTGGTGCCGGCACAATTGCTTTCCCTGGCAATCCTGATGTAAGTTTTCCCGGAGTCACTGATCCCAATTGGGATATTGGTAATACCACTGACAGCATGCGTGCTGCCATCAAAGACTATATTCGTCTAAGATTAGCAGATGGCATTGTGGACGTGGAACTGGAAAATGAACACTACGAAATGGCCATCAATCAGGCCTTGATCAAGTATAGACAACGAGCACAAAATTCAACAGAAGAAAGCTATGCACACCTGGTGCTACTACCTGAAACACAAGAATACATACTGCCCAAAGAAATTATGGGAGTTCGTCAGATATTTAGACGTGGTATTGGATCAGTAACAGGAACCACCGCCAGTCAATTTGAACCGTTCTCATCTGGTTATCTAAACACTTATATGTTGGTTGCAGGACGTGTAGGTGGATTGACCAACTATGAATTGTTTGTGGACTATCAAAAGTTGGCCATGATGATGTTTGGTGGCTATATGAATTTCACATTCAATCCGGTTACCAAGAAATTAACTGTGGTACGCAAGATGCCGTGGCAAGGCGCCAATCCCGATCTAACACAACAAGAATCGGTTCTGCTCTGGATCTTTAATCAAAAGCCTGATCAAATGATATTCAATGATGCACAGGCATTTCCCTGGATACAGGAATATGCCTACAGTTTCTCTAAACGTATCCTAGGCGAAGCACGCGAAAAGTTCAGCCAAATTGTTGGCCCCGGTGGAGGAACTACCTTAAACGGTGCATCGTTAAAATCCGAAGCCAAAGAAGAAATGGATAAATTGGAAGAAGATCTAAAGATGTTTGTGGACGGAAGCCAACCATTAACTTGGGTACAAGGCTAGTTGACAACACTGTTGATTTATGTAATAATGCTCCTATACGGAGCATTTTCATGATTATAGGTGTATGTGGTTTTATCGGGTCCGGCAAGGACACTGTGGCAGATTATTTGGTTAACTTTCACGGATTCAAACGAGACAGTTTTGCCAGCACGTTAAAAGATGCTGTTTCGAACATATTTGGTTGGGATCGAGAACTGCTGGAAGGCAGAACCAAGGAAAGTCGCGAATGGCGCGAACAACCAGATCCTTGGTGGAGTCAGCGACTAGGTCGAGACATTACCCCTAGATGGGTACTGCAATACTGGGGCACTGAAGTCTGTAGAATCGGATTCCATGATGATATTTGGATAGCCAGTTTGGAAAACAAATTGCGTAATTCCAAGGACAACATTGTCGTCAGTGATTGTAGATTTCCCAACGAAATCAAAAGTATCAAATCCACTGGTGGCAAGGTGATTTGGGTTCAACGTGGCGAGTTACCTGAATGGTACAGTTGTGCCCTACTTGATAACAAATCAAACGGACGACACAGTCAGCCCAATAAAGAAAAAAAGCAAATTGGTATGCGCTATCAATACCCCAACGTTCACGCCAGCGAGTATTCGTGGATTGGAACCGAATTTGATGCCGAAATTGACAACAATGGCAGTGTTGACGATTTATATCGACAAATTAAAAATCTGGTACAATCTTAGCCGGCCGCCAACCCAAACGACTAGTAAACAATTCCTGCTGACAATTAAGGCACACAGTTTTTAAATTGTGCCAGTTGTTGTTTTTTAAATTGCCATCAACGTGATATACCACACTTTGATTTGACAACTTTAATTTAAAACCACAGACTTCGCACTGTGGTTTTTTCGTATAGCCCGATCGCCTCCATGCCGGAGCCTCGGGTTTTAATTTTGCTCGTTTTCTAATACAGGCAGCACACAGACTTCTATAGTGGGTTACTTGGTCACGGATGTAATTTACAGCCACCGGATTGGTTCTACATTCTGGGCAGAGTTTTCGTTGTTTCATAGTGTATTTATAAGCTAAACCTTTAAAAGGCACCTGCTAACTAACCAAAAATACCACCATTCCGATAAATAACTTTAACTATGCATTATAAAGGAATTTAACATGGCACTAGTATCACCAGGAATATCAATTACTGTTAGCGATCAAAGTCAATACGTAAACAGTAATGTGGGCTCAGTTCCACTAGTTTTATTAGCAACTGCTGAAAATAAAACTTATAATGGCGCAACTGCCACAGGAACCACCGCAGCCAACGCCGGACAACTACTATCATTCAGTAGCCAACGCGACTTAATAACACAGATGGGAACACCAACATTCCAGTTGAGTGCAGCCGGTACACCAGTTAACGGCAGCGAAATTAACGAATACGGATTGATGGCAGCCTATTCGGCATTGGGATTGAGCAATCAATTGTATGCAATTCGTGCCGACGTTGATTTAAATCAATTGACCGGTACCAGTGTGCGTCCATTTGGTGCACCAGCAAACAATACCTATTGGTTAGACCTAGTGAATACCACATGGGGTATCCAACAGTTGAATTCTGCAACCAATGCTTTTACAAATCAAACACCGTTATTGATCACTAGCGAAAGCCAAGTCAGTGGAACACCGGCAGTGCCGTTAGCATCTATAGGACAAATTGGCCAATACGCATTGGTATTTGTCAACAGTTCGGGTACAGGAACTGCCGGAGTTGCAGATCCGATTCGTTTATTCTACAAAGTTGGTGCTACAACTACTTCGGGTAGTGGATACACCAGCTACAACAACACATGGGTGCAAGTGGGTTCTGCAAACTGGCAAGCCAGTTTGCCAGTTGCTACTGGAAATGCAACACCCACATTTACAGTATCAACCACATATACTTTAAGTATCAATAATACAACAGTAACTTATACACCAAGCGGTAGCCCGGGTACAGTTGCTGGACTTGCAGCCGCAATTAATTCGGCAGCTATTGCTGGAATTTATGCAAACGCAACCAGCGCAGGTTACTTGCAATTGTTTGTAACCAGTGCAGCCACAGGCTATAGTGGTTCTGGTGTAGGAACTGCGGTAGTGGTTGATGGTACAAATACCCCATTGAACAAATGCGGTATCACTGCACAAACTTACAACTGCCCGATTTTATTATACGGAAATTATGCAGTCAGCCCCACAAACGGTTGGTTCAGCACAGTACCCAGCGGTGGCACATTTACTGGATATCCAAGCGGGTCAATTTGGTGGCAGACTGGCGCAATTGGCGGTGGTATGAATCTGGTATTAAAACAATACAGTTCTGCAACCAGCACATTTGTGCCTTTGACAGTTCCTGCATATGGCCCACTAAGTGGCAGCACTGGCGGACTAATGTCAGCAACTTATGGACTAGATCCATTGGGTGGCGGAACAAATATTGCAGTGGGTCAAGTGTATGCCGATTACAGCTTGTACGACAGTTCAAGCAGCAACAGTTTGAAATTCTTTGTCAACACCGCATCTGGAGTCACAAGTGCAACTGGTGCAACACCGGCAACAAGCATTAGTGGTTCGTTTACAATACAGGCCACACAACCAGGCACCACAACACTTACCACAATTCAAACAGTGACTGCAAGTACCAGCACTGCAACACAGGTGGTACAAGCAATTCAAGCACTTAACATTCCATATGTTACTGCAAGCATCACTTCTAGCGGAACAGTCAATTTGACTCATACTGCAGGTGGTGTAATTATTCTTACAAACACATCAAGTACTCCACTGGGAAGTAATTCAGGCAGTCCTGGATTGGGTTTTTACTCAGGCGGCGGAAGCAACTATTATGTTGCTGGTACCGGAGTTGTTTACATTACTGATTTCAGCGATATTACATCAAGTATTGATGATAGTCTAACACAACCTTACACTGCTCCAACATCAGGAACCTACTGGTATTACAGTAATCCTGCTGATATTGACATCATGATCAATGATGGCGGCCACTGGAGAGGCTACAGATCTACAAGCCTAGCACTTGATGCACGCGGATACAATCTGCAGGCAACAGATCCAAACGGAGTTATTATTACTCCTACTACTGCTCCAACAACCAAGAGCACCGGTTCGGCATTAACTGCTGGTGATTTATGGTTAGATAGCGGTGATTTAGAAAATTTCCCAAGTTTGTATCGCTACAATGGCACAACATGGGTAGCAATCAACAATCAAGATCACACCAGTCTCAACGGTATCATATTTGCCGATGCACGTTGGGATACCAGTGGCACAACCGATTTAATTACCGGCAGTTTGCCAAGCATCCCTGCTTTGTTATTGAGTGACTGGGTTGATCAAGACGTACCAGATCCAAGATTGTACGCACGTGGAACACTGTTGTTTAACACACGTCGTAGCGGATACAATGTCAAGAAATATGTTGCTGATTATTTTAACAGTACCAGTTTTCCAAATCCTGGATCAGTTCCTGGAACAAGTGGCTCATTGAACACTGCTGATGGTGGTGCTGCATGGGTCAGTGCTGCCGGACTTGATTCTAATGGAGTCATGTATGCAGGATCAAAAGCACAACGTGCTATCATTGTTGGAGCAATGCAAAGTGCAATTGACAGTAATCTAGATGTACTGTCACCAATTTACAACTTCAATTTGATTTGCGCTCCCAACTATCCAGAGTTGATCCCCAACATGTTGACCTTAAACGACAACCGTGGTGATACTGCTTTTGTCATTGGTGACACACCAATGGATCTAGCACCAAACACTGTTGATATCACAAACTGGGTTAACAACGAAACCGGTTCAGGATTACCAAGCGATGCTGCATCAAGCCCGTATCTGGCATTGTACTATCCAGCAGGACAAACAAATGACCTAAGTGGCAATCAAATTGTTGTTCCTGCAAGTCATGCAGTGTTGCGTACATATTTGTACAATGATCAAGTGGCTTATCCTTGGTTTGCACCAGCTGGTGTTAATCGTGGTCTAGTAAGCAATTTAAACAACATTGGTTATATTGATAGCGCAACTGGACTTTTTGTACAAAACTCGGTAAGTCAAGGTCTACGTGACTCATTGTTTACATTACAGATCAATCCAATTACACAATTGCCAAATTCGGGTCTTGTGATATTTGGACAATTGACTCGTGCTGCTAGCAGTAGCGCACAAAATCGTGTCAACGTTGTTCGACTAGAGAATTATCTAAGAAGAACATTTACTACGATCAGTAATGGATATTTGTTTGAGCCAAATGATGCTACAACACGTAAATCTATTGCACATCAAATTGAAAGTGCATTGGGTAACGTATTGGCATTGCGTGGATTATACGATTTCTTGGTAATCTGTGACACAAGCAACAACACTTCAGCCACTATTGCAAACAATCAACTGTATGTGGATGTTGCAATTGAACCAATTAAAGATGTTGAGTTTATTTACATTCCGATTGCTATTTACAATCCAGGCGAAATCGCAGCCCTGAATGTGCAGTCAAGTTAATTTGATAAATAATAGTAATAGGAGAATAATATGGCAACCGGAAGTCTAAGCAATTTTACAGTAGCACCAGCAGCTGGGCAAGTGGGTGGTACACTGTTAATGCCAAAGTTAAAGTATCGCTTTCGCGTTACTTTTATTAACTTTGGTGTCAGTGCTACAACCACAGAACTAACAAAACAAGTGGTTGACATCAAACGACCAAGTGTGCAGTTTAACCCAATAACACTGGATGTATACAACAGCAAAGTTTATTTACAAGGTAAACCCGAATGGCAAGACACAACAATTAATTTACGTGACGATGCAACTGGCGCAGTAAGTACATTGGTCGGTCAACAGATTCAGAAACAGTTTGATTTCTTGAATCAAGCCAGTAGCCCAACCGGTGTTGACTATAAGTTTTCTTTGTTGTACGAAATGTTAGACGGCGGAAATGGCTCTACAACTGCCAACACCCTTGAAGCATGGGAATTGGACGGATGTTTTATTACCACTGCCGACTACGGAGAAATGAATTATGGAACCAACGACGATGTTCGTATTGCGTTAACTATCAAATTTGATAATGCAATTCAAACAGTTGGCGGAGCAGTTGGTTCAGCTCAGTACAGTACCGCATCAACCAACACAACTGGTTCTGGAGTCAACTCCGGCTAATAACAAGTTGATAACTTTTTAAATTTGCCCGGACTTAAAAATCCGGGTTTTTCTTTAGATAAATATTAGTATGGCTACAACAGATAAACCCGGACGAGTAATACAACGTAATTATCAACATGCAAGTAGAATCTTTGTTGATGGTAATTATAGACTAAGCCCCAAATATGGATTCCTATTCTATGTGGAATTTGATTTTAATCCCTTAATTACCAACGTCAGTAACACCAGTGCACAAGAAATGGGCATGATTGTGAAGTCAGTGAACCTACCGAGTTTTACCATGGCAGTGAAAGAACACAATGCTTACAACCGTAAAAATTATGTTCAAAACTCAATCAAGTACGATCCAGTAACAATAACCTTCCATGACGATCAAGCCGACAATGTTTTAAACTTTTGGTATGACTACTACAGTTTCTATTATCGAGACAGTGACTATAATGACAGTACATATCAATTGATCAACAAGTATCAAGAACGACCCAGTTTTGAATGGGGATACACTCCCAAACCCGTTGGCAGTTACAATGCCGCAAATGCCTATCAAACCTATCAATACATACAGGCCATTAGAATTTATAGTCTGTATCAAAAACAGTTTGACGAATACGAGTTGGTGAATCCCATAATTACCAGTTTCAAACATGGTCAACATGCCAATGGTGATAATGTCAATTTACTAGAACATCAAATGAGTATTCAATTTGAAACAGTAAAATACTATAATGGTTACACCACTGCCGGTACCGCAGGTGGCTACATTGATCTGCATTATGATACCACACCAAGTCCAATTACTGCACAAGAAAACAACCTACCAGCAGCTGCAACACAGGCACCGGCAAACGGCAACATCTTAGACTTTGCAATGCGAAATGCAACTGCTTTGGGTGGCGCAGTTGTACCTGCTCCAGGCAGTACCAACTTGGCAGCCGCAGTCAGTGCACAAACCACTGCCGCAATAGCAGCAGGAACTCCCAGTTTGACTGTTACTACCAGTCAAGGTTATCTGTTGCCCAGTCTCGGTACACTGACCACTGGCATTAATAACAGCGCAATTCTTTCTGCGCAATTATATCAAGCAACCACACAGTTGGCAGGAACTGCAGCTGGTACTTTGGCTGGAGGTGTGGTTACCGGATTGCAACAAGGTTTAGGCGCTCAGGGCACAGCAGTATTGGGCATGGCCACTGCCGCAATTGCCAACCCCAGTGCCGCAATTGCCACCGCAGAAAACATGGCCACAAAATTTTTGGTTGGAGCAGCTACTTCTGGAGTCAATCGTCTAACGTCGCAACTGGCCACAGGATTAACAAACACAGTATCACAAGCTGCTGGAGACTTGAATAATAGTGCAGGATCATTGTTATTTGGATCAGGTACCTTTACTGGCGGACTAGTTGGATCGCTCAATACTTTGTATACTTCGACTGCTGCATCACTTGATATTGCAACTACAACTGGACTACCTACAACTACTGCTGTTGTTCAGAATCTAGGTTATATAGAAGGACCATAATATGACAACATCAGTTACTACCGCAACAAATACGTCTGCACCTGACTTGTCAATTGACCAAACCAATGGTGATCGATATTTTAATAATTTTTCTGCAATCAATTTTAGTATCGGTCGAGCCAACGATGCCTTGGTCGCATATTTTCAAGAATATACTGGCAATGCTGCCAGTGGCCAGGCCTTGGCAGCCGCGGTTATATACACTGCACGATTGCAAGCAGTCGATCCCATGCAGGTATTAACACAATTTAAAAACATGACCGCAAATGAATTAAACACTTATTTGGCGGCCTTTTTAAATTTCAATCGAATCCCTACCAGTCTAATCGGAATTAAAACTACGCCAATGACCAGTGCATTTGTAACTCGGGCAGTGTTACCATAATGAGTAAATATGCACAAGGTAAATTTCAAATGACAAATCCTGCCAAGTATGTGGGCAACAAAACTCCCACATATCGAAGTAGTTGGGAATTCGTATTCATGCAGTTTCTAGATCAAAATCCCAGCGTGCTGCAGTGGGCTAGCGAAGCAGTGCATATCAATTATAAAAATCCCTTGACTGGAAAAAACACAATATATGTTCCGGATTTTTTAATGGTGTACAATGATTCCAACGGCACAACACATGCCGAAGTGATCGAAGTCAAGCCCTCCAAAGAAACCACATTAGAAGGTGCCGGTAAGAATGTACGCAATCAAGCTGCTGCAATTCTAAACATGGCCAAATGGCAAGCTGCACGAGCCTGGTGCGCAGCCAACCGGTTACAATTTCGAGTTGTGACCGAAAATGATATTTTCCATATGGGCGGAAAACGCAAATAAATAGATGCATGCTCAAATGTAATGCACTAACAAACGGGTTAACTATATTACCCAATGGCAAGGTTGCTCCTTGTTGCTTGTTCGATAATAACTACGCAGAAACTTTTAAATCGGGTCAGCAGAGATTTATAGAAATACGATCCGCATTTGATCGTGGTGAAAAACATACAGCCTGTTCGGCCTGTTGGACGTCGGAAGCCGACGGCATGACCAGCCTAAGGGAAAGTTTCTACAATACCAAACCCATCACCAACGGCATCAACTTTTTAGATTTACGTAATACCAATATCTGTAATCTTGCCTGTAGAATGTGCGGCCCATTTTTTAGTAGCACCATTGCCAAAGCTGAAGGACGAGAACATTATATCACACGTGCTCCATTGGATGATTACGTGTCAGATATTGACTTTGATCAATTAAACGATGTATACTTTACCGGCGGAGAACCTTTTCAAAATCCCGATCACTGGCGAGTACTTGAACTGATCAAAAATCCTGAAAAAGTTACATTGAGATACAACAGTAACCTGACGACCTTGACCTATAAAGATCGGCACATATTTGACTATTGGCGACCGTTTCGAAACATATTTTTTCAAGTCAGTTTAGAAGGCTATGGCGAATTAAACGATATGATACGTATTGGTAGCAGCTGGGACAATATACAAAAAAATCTTGAACAGTTGCTTGAATATAGCAAAACACACAGCAATTTTAGATTGGCAGTATTTGTTTGCATCAGCATGATGAATGTTTGGGAACTGGAAACTCTAGTAGATTATCTTAACAGTGTGCAGATACCTGAAATAAATGCAATTTATATAGAACATCCCGATACACTATCATTGAGTTCAATGCCACCTGATCGCCGACATCGTGCACGGGACATACTACAAAAAATTATTCCCAAAACCACAGGAAATTTTCGTGCAGTATTGGAATCTTCAATACGTAGAATGGAAACCGAAGATACCGCTCATCTGTTTCGCACCGGCATGTTTCGTATAAAAAGAGATGATGCCAAACACGGCCTAGACCTATTTGGTAGAATCCAAAAACATCTCTTATAAATACCATATGACTAAAAAATTAGAAGAATTATTCAATTTGCCGCCCACAGACGCCAACGATCCAACCATGGAAGAATCACGCGAGTTCATTGAGGAAAACCGAGACATAATTACCGAAGTTGATTCTGCTATCAGTAAAATAGATCTTGCGTTACCGCTAGTCCGAGATCTAGATGCCGGCGATCAAGAACTTGATGAGTTGGCCACAATGGCCAAACAACGTGCCGAAGATTTAATAGATTTAGGCATGAACGTGGAACCTAGATTCAGTGGGGTTATACTGCAAACTGCTGGAGTCATGCTGGGGCATGCTATTACAGCCAAAACTGCCAAAATGGACAAAAAATTACGCATGATCAGTTTACAGTTACAAAAAGCACGACTGGATCATGCAATCAAAAAGGATGCTAAATCTGGGACAACCGAGGAAGAGCCCATTGACGGCAAAGGAATTGTGCTGGATCGTAACGAATTACTTAAACAGATTCTGGGCAAAAAGGACAAATAATCGTCATCGCATAAATATACAATATAGGAAGAATTATGAAGCCTTTTCAGACATACATATTTGAACTTCAGAAGCCGCACGAGTTTAGAATTAAACTGGCTAATGTTGATCCCAAAACAGTCATGGAGCAAATTAAAAGTGCTCTTGACAAATGGGAATTAGAAAGTGTTAGTGCAATTAAAAGTCTACCAATACAGGAACACCGAGAGTTTCCACAGTGGGGACCTTGTGAGTGCTGGACATTTGATGTCAAAGTAAACTATCCGTGCACAACAATAAACGTTCAACAGGCCATTAGAGAACGTGCTGGTATCAATCCTGATTGGTTGTGTGTGCGCAATTTAAATGAAGCCGAATATACCGACGAAGCCGAACAACGTGGTGCCGCCAATCCCAATAAAGGTGTTGCGATACTAGACGACATTGAATTAGAAGCAGTTGCTGGCGCACAAGAATTAGTTGGGCCCGGACGTATCAAGAGTTTGATCTCAGAATTAGAAAAACACACACGACAGTATGATGTCGCTGGCAAAGATACAACTGTAGGCGGAGACAAAGTTCCTTCGTATGGTAAAACCACAAACAGTATTCCGCAAGGCGATACTGCTCCGGTTGGAACAAATAAAAACAAACTGCAAGGTAAAAGAGGACAATAATGAGCAAAAACCATCCAGACGACAACATCTATAGTATTTTAGGCAAGTTAAAAGCTCTTGAGCCAACACCTGCAGAAGTAGTAAAAGAACGAGCACAACAGATACGTGAAAGCGTAGAAAGCCAGGGCAGTATCCTTAAAGGACTGCGTGATATAAGCACAGTCGAGCAGCGTCTTAACGAAAAATATCAAGGATTTGAAAAAACTGCAGCCGCAGTTGCAAAAAATCCCAAGGTACGAGATCCCGAAGCAGTGGCCGCCGCAATTGGTCGTAAAAAATATGGCAAAGCAAAATTCCAGAAAGCCGCTGCTACTGGCAAAAAGATGGGCGAACAAAACATGGGAGCCGGTACTGGTGGCATGGAAGAACATGCTATAAAAGAAAATGGCCTTCAACGCTATACCGGTATTAAAAAATATGGCAAAAAAGGTTTTGAAGCCTTGCAAAAAGCCGGACGCGATGGCGCCAGCGAAGAAGAAAAAGGTCGTATCAAAGATCAATACATCAAAAAAGAAGGCGTAGAACAAACCGATTGCATGGAATGCGGCATGCCCATGTACGAATGCGTATGCGAAGACATTGCCAGCATGGGCGGTGCGCAAGGAACCATGGGCGGTGTAGTTGGTGAAAGCGCAAATTGCGACGACTGCGGAAAGCCTGCATACAAATGTGTATGCGAAGGTGAAAAGCACGCAACCAAAAAAGGTTTTATACACAAAGGCAACTACGGTGGCGAATATGATGTAGGTGCCGACAGTGACAAAGAAAACCGGCCAGCAGTCAAAAAGCCTAGCAAAAAGAAAAAAGCACCCAGTGATTCTGGCACACCAGTTAAAAAAGGTCGCAAGCCGGGTACTAACAAAACAGACAAAGAAAAAGGTTTCAGCAGCAACAAGTCAAATGATCCATTTGGTCGCACACCAGACTCAGCGCCCAAAGGTGAAAAAGGCCGTGTGATCAAAGGCAAAGGCAATATCGATACTGTGGATGAAGTTATTACAAAGAAAACTTCGTCTGGTGATATCATACATGACTTTGTACACAGTAAAAACAAAAAATTTGCAGGCAAAAGCAAGGCCCAACGTACAAAACAAGCACTAGGTGCTTACTATGGTATGCATCCTGAGAAAAGCCGAAAAGAATCTCGCATGAACGAAAGTGTCAACTTCAAAGGCCTGGCCGATCGTCATCGCATGAGCATGGAAGAATGCATGAACACTCTTAACGATCATTTCAAACACTATCAAGAGACCGGTGAGTGCAGTGATTTATTAAACGGCGCCATGCACATGCATCGTCAAGCCACGGAAGAATCTGGACCAATTGGATACGAAAAACCTGCAGTGCATCGTAAAGCCGCTGGCGAAGCGCCATTGACCATAGATACAATACACAAACAAGATGCTGGACGTAGCATGCATCCAGGCATGACCAAGTTGGATGCTCCTGAACCCAACAAATATGATGAATTAGATCAAATTGCAGCCTTGGCCGGATTAAACAAACACAACGAATCCGAAATGGAAGAAGGTAATGCGTTCACTGGTGCAGTGGCCAATGCCAAAGCACACCATCAAGACACATTTGATTTTGGTGGACACGAATACAATGTCACAGACGAAGGCAACGAGTTTAGTGGTGAATTGGCCAAGGCACGTGCCAAACATGCTGATTCATTTAGTGTAGACGGAAAAACTTATCCGGTCAAAGAAGATCCCATGATGGCATTTGAAAGTGACGAACTTAATGAACTAGCCAAATTGGCTGGATTAGAAATCAAAGAATCTACCATGAGCGAAACTGACATGATAGTCAACTCTGTTGATGATGCTTTAGAAGATGGTGGAGATCTACAAGCTGCTATCGTAACAGTAGCCGATGTGTATGACATGGATCCGCGCGAAGTTCACCAGTTGTATATACGACACAGTGAAGGCGGAGAGCATTTGCCAAATATAGATTTTGGTGACTTTGATGACGGTGAAGATGATACTGAAGGATTTGCAGAAGCAGATGCTCCGGTAGAAGAACCAGTGGAACCACCAGTAAATCGTCCCAAAAACAAGTATTACAGTATTAAAAATAGTACCGACAACGATGGCGAGGGCGACTTCGGACGCAAGCGCATGTATCCTCCAGCCGCCATGGGCGACAACCCAATGGTCAAACCAGCACGTGGTATTCCACTAGACGGTTATGTAAAAGAAAACGAAAACCCACTCAAAGGGCGTTTGGCTGCCGAGTACGAAAGTATCAAGAAACTTTCTAGATAATGAAACAGTATCGTATCACCAGTGCTAACTTTGTACCACAAGGAGAAACTGGTGATCCTGATGCATACATGGATTTAAACGAGTTAAACGAACTACGACGACTTGCCGGAATGCCAGTTTTGGAGGGAGAAGGCGCAGGGCCAAACGGTCTAGGCGGAGTCTATAATCCACAAAACAATGTAACACAAACTGGTGACAGTTACAGTCAAAGTCCGGTGGGTAGTAACATAAGTGTTACCGCAAGAGAACGTAACGATCTATTACGCGAATACTGTGTACAACCTGGAACTGATCTTTGGTTTATAATAAACTTTACTTTGCCTTTATTAAATGGCAGTCTAAAAGATCATGTTGAACGCTACTTAGACCAACACCCCGAATATCGTCCGCAACCGCGTGCCGGCGATGACGGATCTATCGAGTTTGATTAGAAACTTTCTTATCAGTACCTAAGTACTGATTCCAAGACTCTTGCCTAACAGTAAAAGGCATTTCCTTCCACTTCTTAACTAGTGCATAGTAGTCAGGCTTATATGGCTTGATCCGGGGTAGGATATTTGTCTTACTACCCTTGTGAAAGTTACAGGTCTTACAAGCAGTTACACAGTTGGTCCACGTGGTCTTACCACCACTCACACGTGGTATAACGTGGTCAATTGTTAAGTCTTCAAAATCAAAAACATCATTGCAGTATTGACATTGAAACAAATCACGCAGGTACATGTTGTAACGTGAGAATCTAACACCTTTCTTGAAATGAAAGTAATCCTTGGTGACACAAACCGACGGAACATTGATAGCCAATTTTTCACTGCGGATAATCCAATCGGGATAAGTTTCTAATACCTGTACTCGTCCCAAGAACATGAGTTTGATAGCATGTTGCCAATTGATTACACTCAATGGCAGGATGCTGATTGGCTCGTAATTTGAATTTAATAATAAAGTGTCGCTCATTTTGATTGCCTTTAATAGAAACGGCATTAAATATACTTATATTATAATTGATTTTCCATTATTGAACAAATGTATTTTGTACCAAAACTGTTGATTTTTTATGCTCCAGGTGCCAGGGGAGATTTTTTGGCCGCAGTTTTATTAAACATGATTCAACACAGTTATCAAAATCGCACAATAACAATAAAGCATCCGGGATACTTCAAGATGCATACTTTGCATGATGAATCCGAAAAATGGCCTCCGCAAAACGGATTTAAATACTATCTAACGGATATAAAACAAAATAATTCTATTAGAATATCATTGAATGAATCGGACATAGAACGACTTTGTCAATTGAGAGATAACAAACATATCTTGGATGCAACACCACAAGACGTATTGATTGGTAATTTGTTACAACAAGAAAAACAAATGCAATTGCACAATCGAGATTTTAAATACCTTGTTGAATTTTCAAATTTATTTGATATTGAGTTTTTAATAAAATTTTATAAACAGTATAACGGTGTCGACATGCCTGCAGAGTATCAGGAAATGATAACTCATAATATCAATTTACAGTAAATACGATATGGCCAAAGATTTAGAAACCGCAATTATACGTACTCCGTACAAGTCAATGAGCATGACCGAGGAGCAGATCCTTGAGTTTGCTCGGTGTGCTGATCCTGTGACTGGTCCTGAGTATTTTATGACCAATTACTTTTATATTCAACATCCTACACGAGGTAGTATACAGTACAAGCCCTACGAGTATCAAATACGCTTGATCAACACATACCATACCAATAGATTCTCTATATCACTAATGCCCCGCCAAACTGGTAAGACAATTAGCGCAGCCGGTTACTTGTTGTGGTTTGCGATGTTTGTTCCTGATAGTACTATTCTTGTTGCCGCTCACAAATATTTAGGTGCACAGGAGATCATGCAACGTATACGCTACAGTTATGAAAACTGTCCCGACTTTATACGTGCCGGTGTTACCAGTTACAACAAAGGCAGTTTGGATTTTGAAAACGGCAGTCGTATAGTAAGTCAAACAACAACAGAAAACACCGGTCGTGGTATGTCCATATCGCTCCTGTACTGTGACGAGTTTGCGTTCGTAAGAGAAACAATTGCCAGCGAGTTTTGGACTTCAATTACACCTACATTGAGTACTGGTGGTAAGTGTATTATTACTAGCACTCCCAACTCAGACGAAGACCAGTTTGCACAGATATGGCGTGCCGCCAACGATTGTTTTGACGAGTACGGTAATACAACGCCCTTGGGCAAAAACGGATTTAAAGCCTTTAGCAGCAAATGGCAGGAAACTCCCGGCAGAGACGACGCCTGGGCCAAGCAGATGCGAGCACAGTTGGGCGAAGAACGTTTTAGACGTGAAATGGAATGCGAATTCATTATTTTTGATGAGACACTAATCAATCCCTTGCACTTGGTGGAAATGGCCGGTATTGAACCGTTTGAAAAGCAAGGACAGGTGCGTTGGTATAAAAAACCCGAACGTGGATGTACCTATGTTGTGGCACTGGATCCCAGTTTGGGTACTGGTGGTGACCCCAGCGCAATACAAGTATTTGAATTACCGGGTCTAAAACAAGTGGCCGAATGGAGCCATAACAAAACTATCGTTCAACGACAAGTTGTTATAATGCAACAAATTTGTAAATACCTAGTAGAAACAGTAGATTCGACCAGTATATATTGGAGTGTGGAAAACAATACCTTGGGCGAAGCAGCCTTGGTAGTGATTGCACAAATGGGCGAAGAAAACATACCGGGAACATTTTTAAGTGAACCCAAAAGTCAAGGCGGTGGTGGCACTAGATTTAGACGCGGCTTTAATACCAGTAACAAAAGCAAACTTGCAGCCTGTGCAAAACTAAAGACCTTGGTAGAAACCAAGCGCATGAAGATTGCCAGCAAAATGTTGATAAGTGAACTCAAAACTTTTGTTGCCAAAGGGCACAGTTATGAAGCCAAACTAGGACAACATGATGATTTGGTCATGGCAGTGTTGTTGTGCATTAGAATGATACAGTTAATACAGGACTTTGATTCCATGGCCGATTCAGAATTGCGCGATAGAATTGATGAGTTTGTGGAACCAATGCCGTTTATCATGGTGGGCGGATTTTAATGAATATAATTGCAGTAGACGAAACCAATCGACTGTTTCATATCCGCAATGCGGTGCCCGAAGAATATGCGACCGAATTAGCACATCTAGATTGGAATGCAATTGCATGGCAACGCCAACCTTATCAAGAATCTTGGAAAAGACGCATGCTAGATAAAGATCATCCCAGCCTGGCCAAACTCAATCCCTTGATAGAAAAATCTATTTTTAAACTGAATCGAGCGTGTGGCGTCAAATTTATGTTTGCAAGTACCACATGGTGGTTGGATGAGCCAGATTTTACTGTGAGTATTCACACAGATGGTGGGCTTGCTGCCGCTATACAACTGTTTTGGGTCATGCCCTCAGAAGAATTTGGTACAACTTTTTATAACAGTAAAGATTCTGCAGACATACGATTTCAACCCAAGAGTGTACCGAATTCGGGATACATAATGCTAAATTTACCCGACAAAGACGGCATACAACCGCTACAATGGCACGGAATGCTGAATCCGGTGCCTGCAGACACAATTCGAGTCACCAGTTATACTAGTTTCGTGACATACGAGAATAAATAGTATTATGAGCCAAAATATAGAATCCAAAGCGTCTGAATTATTTAATAAATTGAGATCTCGCTTTCCCGCCATCCAATTAAAAGACGGCAAAGACAAATCCACAGACGAAATCGAAAATGCAAGAATATTCATATTTGATTATGTGGACAAGGCAAGAAACAATTTTGGAGCAGTTACGGCCAACATTGCTGATGAAAAAAGCCTAAAACTTTTTTACGGACACAACATCACGCATGAAATGGATCGCGAACAACGCAAAGAATGGTTTGAATTCTTGCGTGGCATGCGCAGTTTTGCCATGCGAAATCTCTTGACCTTTGACACTCGCGACATACAAAAGAGCAATTTAGAACCACGTGATTTCAAACAAATGACACGTGACAAGGATGTTTTTACATCTGACGAAATTGATAATCGAATGATGGAAAGCAGGCTATATGGAACAAAAAAGTATAGTTTCCTCGAAGCTGGCGAAACTCGCATTAGAATTCTGCACGACAGTGTTATAACTGACAGTGTTCGTGGCGAACGCTCGAGACACATTAGCAAAATATTTTTAGAAACTGCCGAAGGCGAACGTAGACTGTTGCCATTTAAAAATGTACACGCCGCCGAAGCCATGGCACATCATGTCAATCGTGGCGGTGACATCAATGACGAACGTGGACAACACATTTGCGAATTGGTACGAGAAATGTCTGCAATGAAAAAGTTTGTGAACGGTGTTAGACGTCGAGAATTTGAAGATGACGAAACAGCCGAAATGACTCGAGCCGCAGTAAATCACTATGATGAAGTAAAGCGCAAATTGAGAATGATGCGTAGCGACCGCGGATTTGACAATTATTTTGAAACTTACACTCCCGAAGATGATACCAATGATGATTTTGACTTGAACGAAATACGTGAACGTTTTGTCAAAAAAATCTACAATGATAGATTTGAAGAAGCATTGCCGTATGTGGCTCGAGCACATAAAAAATTCAAAACCCAATTAGGTGAATACGGTACTGCGCTGGATGAGTGGGCCGAAGAAGTAACTGAAAGCACTTGGGCCAAACCCGACAACCCTGACAAAATCATGGCCTTGCGCGAACTGCTAAAAACCCCAGTGCACTTGGGACGCGGTGGCGAAGATGCCAAAGCCAAAATAGAACCCATAATTGGCGATGATGATTTAATAAATGAATTGGAAGACATGGCCGGCGAAAATGGTCCCGGGCCCGATTATGATGCACGTATCCTAATTAAAAAATGGTTGTTGCAACACATGCCAAATTTACTAAAGCAAATCGATATCGGTAAAAAGAACATCGATGATGCACACACCAATTGGGCGCAACCGGTCAGCCCAAGTACTGCACTCGGACACGAATACGGTGATGCCAAAGGTGGCGGTGGCGATAATAGTTGGAACATGACCTACTAGAATTTCGAATAAAATATATCTTTTTTTGCTTGACAACATAAATACTATTGTTATATACTAGCACAGTGCTAGTTTATATCTAGGCACTTTATTAAGACCATCTTAGAACAACAGGAGAAATATTATGGCACTAACTTTAGCAGAAATTCGCGCAAAACTTCAAGCAACTGATAACCGCGGCAGCGGTAACTCACAATCCGGTGGAGACAATCAAATTTATCCACACTGGAACATCCCCGAAGGCACCACATCCCGAGTTCGTTTTTTACCAGACGGTAATACCAAGAACAGTTTCTTTTGGGCCGAGCGTGCAATGATCAAATTGCCGTTTGCGGGTGTAAAAGGACAAGCAGAAAGCAAACCACTAGTGGTACAAGTTCCTTGTGTGGAAATGTACAACGATGGCAGCGTATGTCCGATATTGGCCGAGGTTCGTCCTTGGTTCAAAGATCCCGGTTTGGAAGAAATGGGTCGCAAGTACTGGAAAAAGAAAAGTTATCTATTTCAAGGATTTGTGCGTGACAATCCACTAGCAGATGACAAAAGTCCAGAAAACTCTATTCGTAGATTTACCATTAGCCCACAGATCTTTAATATCATTAAAGCGGCTCTAATGGACCCCGAAATGGAAGAATTACCAACTGACTTTTTGCGTGGGTTGGATTTCCAAATTGTCAAAACATCAAAAGGTGGTTATGCTGACTACAGTACCAGCAAGTGGAGCCGTAAGGAATCGGCATTGACTGCAGAAGAACAGGGCGTGATTGATCAATTTGGGTTGTTTAATCTCAGCGACTTCTTGCCCAAGAAACCAGGCGAAGTTGAACTCAAGGTCATCAAAGAAATGTTTGAAGCCAGCATCAACGGTGAGCCATATGACGCAGATCGTTGGGCCAACTACTACAAGCCTTATGGTTTGAACGTAGAAGGCAAGGCAGCACCAGCGGCAGCTGTAGATGATACACCAGCTCCAGTGGCAAAAGTAGTACCTGCTCCGACCCCAGCAATCGAAGAAGATGAAGATGATGCACCAGTTGCAAGTGCTCCAGTAGCTAAACCTGCATCCAGTCAAAAGGCCGAAGACATCCTGGCCATGATTAGAAACCGTCAAAAGCAATAATGCTTGTGTCACAGGTGGGGTGACGGTTCCCCACCTCCTCACATTATGCTCTCCTATCTAGATCCCACACTGTTTCCTGATCAGTATAAAATATACGAACTGACCACAAATCAATTTGTATATCCTATATACAAGAACGCCAGTAGCACAATGAACAAAATTGCACTGCGCCATGTACCATATTACCAACATGCGGATATTAAAACTGTAGAAGTATATCTGCGTGAACCTTTTGATAGATATGTCAGCGGGGTACAAACATACTTGAATCATCGTGACGATCTTGATCGCGAGACTGCATTAAAAATGATAGAAGAATTTTTATTCTTGAACAGTCATTTTAGTTTGCAGTTTCATTGGATTGTGAATCTGGCACGACATTGTGATGCTTGGATGTATTTTAGACACATTGATGAATTGCGAGATACTACAAGTGAAGTCTGGAACACACTCAGCCGGGACCAAAACTTGTTAGATCGTTTCAGTGAAAATCGTAAACTGCATTATTATCTAATGCTGGACAAAATCATATACGAAAATTTTATAGGGCGAACAGTGAGTTTTCGGCGGGTATGTGAGTATATCGAACAAGAACATCCCTATATCCACGAAGAAATAATTCAACGAAGTCAAGATATATGCAATGTCCTAGGCTAAGACACTTTGTGAGATTTAACCCCAACGGTACAGTGAGTCGTTGCGGTCACATGGTCAATGCCCCCGAGTTCGATAATTTAACTGTTATGGAATTAAGTTTTTGGTTGCACGAGGTTGAATTATCTATGCAAAACGATATCTGGCCTAGTGAGTGCACGCGATGCCAAGAAACTGAATTGGAAACTGATACCAGTATTAGATTGAACGCTATCAAATTTGATCAAGAGCAAACAGTTCCTGACTATCTAACAGTTGGTGGAGTTCTAGACAATTTGTGCAACAGTGGTTGCATGACCTGTAATGCCAATCTCAGTACTCGAATAGGAAGTTTACATGGTCGACAATTTCCCATTGTTGACAATTCCAGAGGCTTTTGGTCATTGCCGTTAGAACGTGTGGTTCATCTAGACATCAACGGTGGCGAACCTAGCTATAGCAAGAACTACAAGCACATACTGGCAAACTTACCGCCCAGTATACGCAGTGTGAGATTGAACACCAACTGCAGCACAGTGTTACAAGAGCTGTTGCCATTGATATATCGCGGAGTACAAGTCACAGTTACTGTGAGTTTTGATGGTATCGGTGCAGTACATGATTTTGTGCGCTGGCCCATCAAGTGGGACAAATTCTATGAAAATTTGATGATATACAAAACGATGCCGGTCAATTTGAACTTGTGGACCACAGTCAGCGTATTAAATCAACATCAACTGCCGGAAATAATCGAATTTGCAAAACACCACGGTATTGATCATTCGTATGCATATTTGAAGCAACCTGAGGCACTCAGTGTTGATAATCTTGATCAAGACTTTGTTGATAGATATATACAACAACAAAAACAATTGAGAGGAATACATGATCAAACCCTATGTTGAATTAGCCTGCGACAATGTTGCAGTAATCTCAGATAAAATATATCGTTGTTTAGCACCAATTGATTCCTACAAGTTTGGTTGGAACTTTGTTGATATTAATACAATACTTGATAATGTTCCTGAACTACGTGATTTTTTTAAACAATATAAATTAGTTCCGCTGCATGCTGCAATTACTTTGGTGGCAGATGACACACATTTACCGCAACACATAGATGAGTTACCAGTGGTGGCCAAGGTAAATTTTCCGGTGCATAACACACAGGGATGGGCCAATCGATGGTATGAAAATGATCTCATGATAGGTGAAGTACTAGACATGCCACTTCCGTTGGCATTTAACAGTCAAATTGCACACAGTGTAGAACGAACCTATGCAGCTGAAGTGCCAAGAATTGTGGCCAGTTTTACTTTTAAAAATGATCCCGTTAGGTTACTGAAATGATAATAGCAATAACAGGACACACTGCCGGAATAGGCCAAGCAATGGCCAATGAATATGTTGCACGCGGTCACAGCATAGTTGGATTAAGCAAACGTGATGGATTCAATATTCGTAACGTTCAAAAAATAGCCAGTCTAATAGAGCCATGTGATGTTTTTGTCAACAATGCACAATCAGGATTTGCACAAACTGAATTGTTATTTGAAATGGCACGTCGTTGGCAAGGAAGTAAAAAACAGATTATAGTAATCAGCACCATAATGACGCAGGATCCGGTATCAGTGTTACCAGGATTGGGCATGACTGAATATCGTATACAAAAAGTTGCATTAGAAGAATCAGTAAAACAATTGCGGCATCAAAAATTAGGAATAGGTTTTCGCATAGTACGTCCTGGAAAGGTCAATACACAGGGAGATGGTGGCACAGACCCCGCACTATGGGCTAAAAAATTATTGGATATGCTGGACCTAGACGTATTGGACGTATCTTTACAATGACTCCAAAAGACGCATTAACCAATCCGGTATTTTGCCCCATGCCCTGGACCGGCTTGATGTATAATTTTGACGGTCGTGTAAAGAACTGTATTCGCAGCGCAGAAGTCATTGGCAATATCTGTGATAGTCCAATAGAAGAAATAGTGGTTGGACCAAAAAATAGCACAAGACAATCCATGATTCTTGACAAGGTTTCAACTGAAAATTGTCGTCCCTGTCACGAATTGGAAATTGGTAAAAAGAGTTTTGATATCATCAGTGATAGGGTATTTTACATACGAGAATTAAAAGATGTGCCAATGCACACTTATCGTGCACACAATTTTGATCTGCAGACAATTGATGTGCGCTGGACCAACTTGTGTAATCAAGCCTGTGTGTATTGTGGCCCTGAATTTAGTAGCAAATGGGCCAGTGAATTGAACATACGACCTCGCACCCCCACCGATGAACAACGTGCCAAATTCAAAGAATACATATTTCAACACTCCCAACAACTAAAACATGTATACATGGCCGGGGGCGAGCCCCTGCTAATGAAGGAAAATCTAGAGTTGTTGGACCTAATAGGTCCCGATGTTAACCTACGAATAAACACCAACCTTGGCAAAGTCGATACTCAAATATTTGAACGCATATGCAAATTTCAGAATGTACATTGGATTGTGAGTTTGGAAACTATCGAAGAAGAATACGAATATATTCGGTATGGCGGCTCCTGGAAAGATTTTTTATCAAATCTCAAGCATATAAAAACACTGGGACACAAAATATCATTTAATATGTTGTATTTTTTATTAAACTACAACAGTTTATTTGAATGCATAGATTTTTTAAAAGCAATGGGATTTCACAACAACAGTTTTGTTCTTGGAGCATTGCTAAACCCTGAATACCTAAATATTAGGAATTTACCAAACGATGTGTTACAATCGTTAAAACAAACTCTTGCTGATCGAATAAATCAACACCCGGGATTCTTACTCGAAGACGGGTATGTTAATTTATTAAATTATATAGCGACTCCGTACCGTGCTGATTTGGATAACGCATTTAAAAAATTAGCCGAAATGGATCGACGTAGAAACATCAACGGTAGTAAAATATTCAAAGACTTATACAAACTCAAAGGAAATTAATCATGGCAACTAAACCATTTGACGTAAGCAAATTTAGAAAAAGCATTACAAAAAGCATTGACGGAATTTCAGTGGGATTTACTGATCCCACCGATTGGATTTCAACCAACAACTATGCATTGAACTATCTTATCTCGGGCGACTTTAACAAGGGAATCCCGATGGGCAAAGTTACCGTGTTTGCCGGTGAGTCAGGCGCAGGTAAAAGTTTTATCTGTAGCGGTAATTTGATTAAAAACGCACAGGCACAGGGCATTTATGTTATTCTAGTTGATACAGAAAATGCACTAGATGAAGCGTGGTTAAAAGCACTGGATGTAGACACCAGCGAAGACAAATTACTTAAACTTAACATGGCCATGATTGATGATCTTGCCAAAATGATCAATGACTTTGTGAAAGAGTACAAAACCATTCCCGAAGACCAGCGTCCCAAGGTACTGTTTGTGATTGACAGCCTGGGCATGTTGTTGACTCCCACAGATGTTAATCAGTTTGCAGCCGGTGACTTGAAAGGTGACCTTGGACGCAAGCCCAAAGCACTCACTGCCCTGGTACGTAACTGTGTAAACATGTTTGGTGATTTGAACTTGGGCTTGGTGTGTACCAATCACACATACGCTAGTCAAGACATGTTTGATCCTGATGATAAAATCTCAGGCGGACAAGGCTTTATCTATGCAAGCTCAATTGTGGTTGCTATGCGTAAGTTAAAGTTGAAAGAAGACGAAGACGGTAACAAGATATCAGAAGTAAAAGGTATTAGAGCTGCGTGTAAGATTATGAAGACACGCTATGCTAAACCCTTTGAAAGTGTACAAGTCAAGATTCCATATGAAACAGGTATGAACCCGTATTCTGGACTGACTGACCTAATTGAAGGAAAAGATCTACTAAAGAAAGAAGGTAACAGTTTGGTATATACAACTGCAGATGGCGAAATCATTAAAAAGTTCCGCAAAGGATGGGAACGCAATGATGATGGATGTTTGGATCGTGTGATGGCAGATGTTACAGCAAATCCGCATATGGTTGTGGGAACCTCAACTGTTGAAGAAACTGTTGAAGAATAACCATGCACTTACGAGTAGTACAAGTAGAACCCACCGAAAATTATTTTTCTCTTAATTGGGAAATTGGTATACGTTGCAATTACGATTGCATGTACTGCTCGCCAAATTCGCACGACAATTCTAGCAAACATCATTCATTGGAAAAATTACAACAAGCATGGATAAGTATATATGATAAAACACATCATCGTAATTTGCCATACAAAATTTCATTTACCGGCGGAGAGTTAACAACCAACAAAAACTTTTTACCATTTGTTGATTGGCTTCGCGAACATTACAACCAACATCTATTCAAATTGATGTTGACAACAAATGGTAGTGCCACGTACAAATATTATTTTAAACTGTTTAAAGTGATGGATAATATTGCATTTAGTGTTCATTCAGAATTTATCAACGAGACTAGATTTTTTGATATGATAATAAAATTAAAAAACTCTATAGATTCAACAAAATTTCTACAAGTTGCTATCATGGACGAATTTTGGAATCAAGATCGAATCCCAAAATATGTGGAACTATTAAATCAGCACGATATAAGTTATACAGTAAACAAGATCAACTACAGCCATCAAACTAGAAGTTATCCAATTATGCAAGGGAAATTAAATCTTGAAGTTTGAAAATCATACATACTACAATTGCAAAGTGACATTAAATAACAATGAGTCATATTTGATGAGTGCAAATTGGTTGCACAACGAAAACGTAGATCAATGGCAAGGCTGGGAATGTGCTGCAGGACATAATCGCATTGACGTAAACAAAGACTTTGAAGTTTTTGGTGGGCAATGTAAAAACGATCATCTTGGTAATATTTTTACAGAATGGCATGTACTAGATAATCTAACTATCTGTGAACGACCCACATGTACGGGATGTACGGATGATATATTACAATTTAAAAGGGAACCAAATGGACATTGAAGTATTAATAGAAACATATACTATTTTAAAACAATATATCCCGGTAAAGGATAGACAAGAAGCTGCAGATAATCTAATGAGTATTTTAGTTGATATGTTAAACGACGAAGAATTGGTAGAATTTGGCAGCACTGATAGCTCTACTAAAAAAGCATTGAAAGAATATGTGCAAGAGGACGAAGACGAGTTCAAAGACGAAGACGAGTAATCTATGTTTTATAACAAGATTGTTAGTAATCTAGGTGAAATTCCAAATTTTATAGATTATTACGAACAAGAATTAATCGCTGCCAAAGCAGATGTAAAAATTCGCGGGCGAGTGGAATCAGCATTAAGCAATCTTCCGGGCGAGACAGAACATAGATTTAATCAGCTGCAAGAAATAGAAGCAGTGCTGGAGTTTCTAAACATACAACTGCGTAAAATTCGTCAAAAGCACTATAAAAAATATCTTGAAGCATACAATCGTGCATTAACCAGTAGAGATGCTGAAAAATATGCCGAAGCTGAAGACGAAGTAATTGACATGGAAACCATCATAAACGAAGTTGCGTTGCTTCGAAACAAATGGCTAGGAGTCATGAAAGGTATAGAAAGTAAAAACTTTATGCTAGGGCATGTGGTGCGTTTGAGAACCGCAGGCATGGAGGATATTGTGGTATGACGGATTGGCGACAACGTGCAGATGAATTGATTGAAGAATTCAATGATTGTTGCCGAGCCAAGCCCCGTCACGATGCTGTTAATTTTCAATTGGAAAAAGACAGAGTATCTAAATTTGCTAGCCATTTGGCAACACAACGTGCCTGGGGCGGAGATCTTGAAATAGCCGAAGCCTGTCACCAACTTGAGTCAAGAATGAAAACGCTCAAAGAAAAATTAATAATGGAGATATTGAGCGATGGCACTGTTTAGAAACGCATACGAAAGTCACGAACACAGTCTAGAAGTACTAAATCTGTTGTATGCGTACGATAGTTTTATGGACAATCTGCAGGTGATTGCCGACATGGGTTGCGGTGCCGGGCTAGATGCCAATTGGTGGGCGACCGTGACCACTCGTGACGAGCCACATGATCCTCGCAACTATCTTGTGTATGCAGTAGATCAAAACACAAAACAACTTGAAACAGATGTGCCACTGCTGCCCAATGTCAAAGTAATAGAAGGCAATTTCGAAGATCGTGTGGTGCCTAGACAAATTGATCTATTATGGGCACATGATGTTTTTCAGTACAGTCTAAATCCTTTAAAATGCTTACAGACTTGGAAAAGTTCCATGAATGTAAACGGTATGTTGATTTTATCTGTACCGCAAACAACCTATTACAAAAATAATAGACTCACAATAGCCAATCACAGCGGTCAGTATTACAGTTACAACATACTGAACTTGATGTACATGTTGGCCTTATCGGGATTTGACTGCAGAGATGCGTACTTTTACAGAAAACGAGAAACACCTTGGCTATATGCCGCAGTGTACGCAACGGAACATGAACCCTTGGATTCTGGGGCCACCTGGTACGATTTAGCCGAAAGAAATTTAATCAATGACAGTGTGGTTGCCAGCGTTAACAAATACGGGCATGCACGAATAGAAGATATAGTTGTGGCCTGGTTGGATCGAGATTTTTACACAATCACTGACTAAATACTAGATGCGCAACTTAATCGACCTATTTGAAGACGAAACCCTTAAAAAGCAAGTGATCTCGGCGGTAAAAACCACTGATGACAGCGAAGTATTGGCCAAAGTATTAAAAACACTCCGAGCCGGAAACATTGAAGATCGGATTAGAAAAACCATTGGACAAGATGCAGATGCGTCGAGATTTATCAACGAAATTGGCAAAGCCATAATCGAAATTGATGCGCCCATAGAAGAAAAAGACGACTTTTTAAAACGTTACCCAGGCGGTATAATTAAAACTGGTAAACTGTTAAACGGCAATCAATCCACACTCACGCAGTTGACTGGTCCGGGATTTAGCCTGGCATTGTTCATTGATTTGTGTGCTAGATTGACCTCGCAAGGAGTCGGTCCCGGTGAAGTTGCACTGGCAGTTTACAGTCCCGACATCAGTTGGAGCGGTAGAAAAGCCGGCGGTGGCGATATCGAAGTTGGTGGTAAAGGTATCGAAGTAAAAACACGGTTAAGCAAAGGCGGACGCTGGATCAATGCCCGCAAAGCCAAAATGCAGGTAAATGTTATTCCAGAATTGATTCAAGCGGCTCTAGATGTTGCAAGAGAAGCCGGATCACAGTTTGAACCCATAGCACTACCTGACAGACTAAATCCAAATTTTTGGGTAGATGTTATTAGACCCATATTGTCTACGTCACCCAAAAGTCTATCTGCACTCACACAAAAAATTGCAGAAGCAACTTTCAATCAAACCAACAATAAAAAGTATGCAGATGCATTGGCCAAGGGCAATGCTGCAACCATTATTGAAGCCATACTAGATGTTGGTTATGCCAACTATAAAGAATATTCCGGGTTTGATGGATTGTTGCTGGTCGACATGCCCAGTCAAATCAGTCAATATTTTAGAACCTACGAGGACATGAAAGGTCATATCAAGGCCAGTACTGCTTATATCTACGCACCTGAAAGCGAAATGATGCCACAAGTGATACTGTTGCCTGAAGGTGGCGGCAGCATAGAACCGGGCACACCGGGCGCCGCAGTCAAATCAACTGCCAAACCCAAAAAGGCAGCAAAAGCAGTTGATAAAAAAATAGCCGACATCGGAGCCGGACGATCCACTGCTGGCTTGGTCAATCCCAAACGTCAACAACGTGGCATAAAGCCCAGTACTGCTATAGCCAATCGCAAACGAAGATAGACTTGACAACAAATGGCGCTGGCTATATAATACAACACTTGCGCTGATAGCTTAATGGTAAAGCAACCGACTCATAATCGGTCGAGTCTTGGTTCAATTCCAAGTCAGCGCACCAAATTTCTTTGTTGTAAAAAAACAACAATTCTTCCAAATAATTAAAAAATACTTGACAGCGATCATAAATAAACGTACAATACAACACATGATGCAAACATTTATTAATTCATTGCAACCGAAACAACTAGCCAATTTAGGTGCGGCAGCCTATTGGTCACTGTTTTCATCTACAATGATTAATAGTGATCGTGAACCAGGGGGTTCTAGTTAACATATTCTAAAAAAGTATCTTAACTAGAGCCCCTGGACTAAACACCCAGGGGTTCTTTTTTATAGGACGGTAAAATGACACAAAATATCGAAAATCAAGAAGTTGATTTTGAGTTTGTGCCAGATCAATTTACACTCTCGCAGGATCAGGTAATGAAACTGCTAGAGGATAAAGTTGGACGAGCAGAAGTTCAAGTTCAACGTATTGCAGATTTAATGGACAAGATGCGTAAAGGCATCCTGGATTGATCGGCAATAGGTGTTAAAAGGCAACGTGGGCCGGCATGCAACACTTAAATAATGCAACAAACGGGCGGACTGTGGGATGAAACACTTTTTCTAGTGCGAAAAAACACAGGCTAGGGTATAGCTCTAGCATATCCTGTAGCAATACAGGGTATTCTAAAACACACTGGACGACTATTCCTGGGGGCAATGAGAGCCCGCTAAGGCAG